CTTGGGCTGGAGAATGACTGGTAGAAGCAAGTCTGAAGCAGTTAGCTCCGCTACTGCATTCTTTAAACAAGGCATGTGCGTTGTTAAAAATCCGAACACACTTCGTGAGCTAGAGGTTTTTGTAAAGAAAAGCTCTAAGATGTTACCCGAGGCAATGGACGGGACAGATCCTATAACAGGAGAAAGATATCACGACGATGAAGTTACCTGTTTAATGCTTGGAATCTATGCCAGTAGGCAATTGCCATATATGGGGGAGACTATGTATCAGCCCCCCGAAGAAAAGCACGAATGCCCTCACGCCATTGTAGCTGGCGGGGTTTGCTTAAAGTGTCGCAAAAAGGTGCCACAGGCCGAAGTTAAACCCTTGACTTTTGACCAACTTAGGGCGACCGTTAAAGCGAATAATAAAAGAAATAAAAGTTTAGGCAATAACTCAATGTTAAACTTTTGGATTCAGAGGTAAGTGATGGCTGATTATTTTGGGCGGAAAGATATAGAAAGACTGCCACCACCTCCGCGTAGACCTCCTGAGCCTGAATATACAGATCCTAATCCAGAATTTGAGGATATATTTGGGGGCGCAGATTTTTTTGAAGACACTTACCAGAAAAAGCTTCCCACTTTTATCGACGAACCGATTCCAGAGGTCCCCCTTGAAAGGCGTCTAAAAGAACGTGAAAGGTTAATGTTAAGAGAAGAATTCCCCCAACTCTCTCCCCGGGAAGGGCTTAAGGAAAGTTATTTCCATACTCCACAGCCCATCCCAGAAATGCCACGTCGACAATTTAACCCTATGCCTATTCCCTCGGAATTTACTCCTATAGACTATAGGCCAAAGGCAATGGGAGAAAAGGGAACCGGAGATTTGCCAGAGGGGTTTGTTGAAAATTTAGAATTTCACTTAAAGCACCCGGAGTTCTTTTTGCAGTTATTAAAAAACCAAAAAAAGGCTTCTGCCAAAAAAGCATCTAAGTCTCAAAATAAAGGGAAGAAATAATGTATAGAACTCCATATCATGAGAGAACATATGTGCCTCGCCCCGGAGGGATTGGAAGAGACGGTACCGTAGAAATGCGGGTTGGAGGAGATCAGGGCTTTGGGCTAGAGCAAGAAATGGACAACCTTACAGAAGAGCAACGCGCTGAGGTTGGCCGAAGATTAGTTGCAATGTCTATGGCAGGCGGACCTTCTGCACAACTTTCTCGCTATATGAGTAGAGAGGGTATGCCAGGAAGTCAGTATCAACATAATTTGGGAGAATTTGGGGGAAGCCCTTCGCCTAGAATGAACCCAACAAATCAAAGAATGCCCCAACAGCCGCAAGGGATGCAAATTCCACCGCAAATGCAAAATGTTTTGCAGCGCAGAATGGCGCAAAACAATATGCCTCAGCAAAGAATGCAACCACGGCAAGGAATGCCAAGGCCAATGGCACCACCTCCGCAAATGGGTCCCCAAGCAGGACGACAACAAATGGGGCAACCTCAAATGGGCGCCTCTAGACAACAACCTAATATTTATCAAAATCTCCGTGAAAGGCCGCAAGTTGCACAGCGGCCTTTATCTGCGTTTAATCCAAACGATGTGTACATGGGCTAGGAGTTGTTATGTCCGCAGAAGGCAGAATGCAAAGCAGAAGTCAATATGGAAACCCAAGTCTTGGCCGCAATCGGTCGGGGAGTAGATTTGGATACCAGACAGAAAAACAAGTGGTTGGCCAAAGGCCCCCTGATGAGTGGTGGTCAGGTTGGCCCACCATTGGAGCGGGTTCATTCGGAGCGGCTGCTGGCGGGGCCACAATGGCGGCTATACTCGGCCCTCCGACTGGGGGCGCTTCAATGTTTTTCACCCCTTTGTTTGCTGGGATTTTAGGCGGAATTGGGGGAAAAGTAGGGGAGAGTTTTGAGCCTGGACCAGAAGATGTTGTAGAAGATTTCCCTGTGGTGGATCCCCCTCAGCCTTATGAGCAAGAAGGCCGAAGGCGAGCATCTCAAAATGTCCAATCTTTGCAAGCTGCACAAGCCTCTCGACAGCCTTCGCTAGTAGAGCAATACGGTGTTCAGAATGTTCGCGGGTTTAGAGGATGAACGAGAAGCTTAAAGTCCTGGATTATGTTAGACGCTGTATCAAGCGGAACCAAGATGCGCGAAAGCCCCTTGAGTACCGCTGGTATGAGAATGCTGCTTTTGCGGCAGGATATACTAACATTGAGTACGACCCTCGTAGTCAAAGGCCAATTGCATTTAATTCCAGTGCTATTGAATCAAGCAATCCGCAAGTTCAAGATAAGCTTCGCAAATACCACGCTAAATTAGTTTCTCCTCGAATGATGCCTGAGTGTGTGCCTGGGTCGAATGAAAGAGATTCAAGAAAAAAAGCCACTGTTGCCAATAGTCTAATTCTTCATTTTTGGGATAAGCGCGATACTATTTACGCCAAGCATGCCGCAATGATGAATATGATGATTTTTGGGAATGGGATTTGGGCTACTCAATGGGATCCTAACGCCGGAGAGTTTGTAGAAGAAATTGCGTACTCAGACGGGATGCCTGAGTACGATTCTTACGATGTCCCACTTGTTGATGAATTCAATAACCCATCGTTAGTTGATATGCCTTTTATGGAAGAAAGGATACTTAAAACAGTTTCTTACCAAACTGGCCTCCCAAAAATACGATCTGTCCATCCATTTAACTTTTTTCCCGATCCGCACTGGCGGCATTTAAATATTAGCCAGTGCATGAACTACGCTGAAAGAAAGTTAATCCCATACGATCTAATGGAAATTTATTTTCCAGATATTGATATGGGAACATTAAAACCCATTTCTGAGCCAGAAGATGCTTTTTTGTTTAGAGAAGTAGACTCTACGTTTGGCTTAAGAGAAAGTTATAAAGCTGGGCAGAAAATGGTAGAAGTTTGGGACTTCTACCATGCTCCTATTTACTCTAAGTCTTTAGGGCTAGATTACCGATCTGGGTTCCGGTGTGTTTATACTGGGGATCAAATTATTAAACTAATCGATGGATTGCCTTATAATGACTATCCGCACACTACTTATCGCGACCGCCAGTTCACTGATCGGGGCTGGGGTTTATGCGTTGTTGACGTGCTAAGACAGGCGCAAAAGCGTTTAGATCTTGTTGAGCACATTGAAATTCGAGCAGCAGAAAGAACGGCGGACCCGCCAATGCTTAAACCTGCTGGCTCTAACGATACTAATTTTCAGGGTCGTGCTGGTGAGATATACGAGTATGTGCCTTATGGTGAAGAGAAGCCTTCCTTTATGGTTCCACCTCAAATATCACCGCATTTGTTCCAAATGAGACAAGATGCGATGGCTGATTTGGAGTCGTTGAGCCTTACGTCTTCTCCTGTTGGCGGATCAGCTCCGTCGCGTGGTGACTCGGCAGCCTACCTTGACAGGTTGCTTGAGGAAAACCAGGTAGCGATGGCCCCCACAGTGCAAGAAATTGAGGCGTCTCAAGCTCACCAGGCGACCCACCTTGTCCGCTTGTGCCAAGACCATCTCCCAATTGGCTATAGATTTGCTTTAATGGGAGCAGACCAACAGGCTGCTGTACATATTTTTGACGGAACGCCATTTAATCTGCTTGATGTTCGTATGGTACCGGGGTCTGCCGCAGTGTCATACCCGAACCAAATTAGAAGCTCTATTATGCAACTAGCTTCAAATGGACTGCTTCAAGAAAGCAATCCGCGCACAGATGCAATTGTTGAATTACTTTTAGGTGCCCCTGTTGCAGCAAGACTCACTGACATAGAAGAGCCCGGTGATAAAGCTGTAGCCTCTATTAACATCCTTCGCATTGCTGATGGTCAAGAACCATTTTTCAGACCATGGATGAACCACCAAAAACATATTGGAGTTTTGCTAGAAGCCATGAGAGATCCTAAATTCTTTTTAGATTATTCTCCTGAGCAGCAGCAAAAACTTGAGCAGTTGCTTGCACAGCACCAGGCAGCAATTGCGCCTAACCAGGCTCCGCAAGGAATGCCAGGGATGCCCGGAGCGCCCGGAGCGCCCGGGGCACCTGGACAGGCACCGCCCGCGCCCCCACAGGGCGGCGGGCCAGAAGAATTAGCCGCTCTTTTGGGCGGAGATATGAAAGGGCCAGCAATGGCCCCAGCAGTAGCATCAGGGTTTACGGGTGAACTAGGCGTAGAGGGTAATGCGCCCAATTAATAGGGAAGGGTAATGAGTAAAACAGCAGAAGAGAGAATCGCAGAATTGGAAGGCCGTCTTAATCAAATGGGTGCCGAAAATAAACGGCTTCAAACCCATTACAGTCAGGCTTATCGGGCAATGGAAGAAGCTAGGCAAAATGAGTCTTATCTTCGAGGGCAAGTGGAGTCTATGCAAAACTCTACATCTAACGTCCAAGAAATGGCGCAAAATGCTTATGATGAGTTTTCTTCTGGTCCAGAAGTTACTTCAATCGAAAAAATTATCGATAGAATGGTATCGGATCGAATTGAACCTCGAATACAGATGGCCGAACAGTATGCAACAGATGCTCTTCAGCAAACTGCGGGACGAGAGGTTGATCGAGCATTATCAGCGTTTAAAGAAAAGCATCCAGAATCTTCACGGATTATGGACTTTGAGCGATTAATTATGCTTGATGCTGCCGATGAAGTTAAGCGCCGACAAGCACTTAATCAACCTGTAGGTGATGTTAAAGAAATTGCGCTTAAAATTGCCAGTGAAAGAGTTGGCAAGTTTAACAAATTAGAATCAAAGGTGGCAGAAGAGAACAAAAAACGCCGGGAAATGGCAGACCGAAAGGCTATGCTCCCCGATATGTTTGCTTCTGCTGGATTTGAAGATCTTCCTAAAGCTCCTGAAAACGCGAAGGAAGCTGGAGATCTTCTTGAGGATTTATTGCGCCGTCAAAAAGGCGCGAGTTAATAGGAGAATACGATGGCTCTTCCAAAGACCGGACAAACGTCATTTGGAGCGTTTAGTGATCTGTTTCAGTACACTTACGCGGATGTAATTATTAAACTTCTCGACACCGTTGATGATGTCGAGAAATGGATTGACTCTATTGCCCAGGAAGACTGGAACGGTGGAGACTCTCAGTACTACCTCTACAAAACAGCAGAAGGTAGTGGTAGCCGATTTGTATCGGGTGGCCCTGGAGCAGCAGCCCCAGTTTTGCCTACATACAATCCACCATCTTACGATGAAGCCATGGTCCGAATGTTCCCCCACATGGACATTGTGGAGATCACCGGACCTAAGCTAATTCGCGCCCATGAAAAGCCCGGTATGTACCGACAAATCATGGACGAGTTGGTTTCCGATGCAAAGAACTCGCACCGGAACCGAGTTGGACCTAAGTACTGGGAAGGCTCTATTGGGGCACCTGGAACAAACTCCAACAATGGTGTTTTGTGCCAAGTTCCTGCTGCGGGTGCTGTGGCTGCTGGTGTTGGCATTGCTGTTCAGCAACGTGAAACACTTGCAAACTATGCAGGTAACGCAAAAGCATACATGAGTGCTTATGCTGGATGCCGGTATCTTCGACCTGGGATGCAAGTTCAAATTGGTACCGCTGCTCAATTGACTGCAAATGCCGGGACAAATGGTATTGTTCAAACGGTAGACCAAGGCGCACAAACCTTTACTCTAGATGTTGCTCTGCCCGGTGGTGCTGCAAATCGTCTTGTTGTAGAAGGTGATGCAAATGGTAACGAGTACGGTAATTGTATTACCGGTCTTTATGATGCTATTAATGATAATGGTGTCTACCATGGCATTAACCGCGCTACAGCGGCTCCTTGGCAGTCGTTTATTGTCCGAAACGGAAACGTGCTTCGCGACTTTAACCACTGGCGAATCACGAACCTGTTGATGCAGATGACTGACCTTGGACCTAAAGACATTGATGAAATGAAGCCTGTGATCTTCTCACATAATTCATTGCTTCAGGTTTACCTCCAAGAGATTGACCCTGTATACATGCAGACAGATCTTAAAGCCCTGAAAGGTCACACTACAATTGC